AGTCTGCTTTTGCAATTATACCATCTATTTGTTCATCATTGTTAACTTTTTGAATTGACACGACATTTGCAAATTGATTTGCTGGATTATCTACCAAAGATAGTTCATGAAGTTCATAATCTTTAACGACTCTGATTGTCTTATCAATATTTTCATCCCAGCTATTTTCTGAATCTTTGATTACTCCGCCAATTGAAAATCCTGAAAGAGTTCCATCAAGAACCTTCTCCCAAGTATCCTGAGCACCCTTAGAAATGTAAGCATCTACATAAACACCGTTATAAAGTTTATCTGTAGTCTTATCAAAGAATTTTTCTTGTCTAAAATTAACAACCTTGCCAACGGCAATAGCCTGATGCATTTCTCTTAGGTTGCCACGGAATGTCTCAAAAGCCTTTATACTTACATCAGTAGGAACAATGTCTGCTTGCTTATCAATGTTATCAAGCGTGGCAAATCCAGAAACGATTCTACGCTCTACATCCACTTTAGCAATTGGCATAGATAACTTTATATCATCGTTATCTGAAGTCCAATAAGCCTTGCTTAAATTAGTCATGTTAATCCTATTATATATGTATTTTTTATATCTTTATAATATTGTTATATTATACTACAGATCTTCCTTCGCCACCAGGATTTCTTCCTGTTGTGGTTGAAGTTGAATCAGATGCTTCGTTCGTTCTTTGTTGATCTCTTTCTCTTGTTCCAGACATTTGAGCATTTTGTTCTGCACGTTGTTGAGGGGTCATAATAACTGGCATATCTCCTTGTGGAACTACTGGGAGTCCAAGTCTTGGTCTGATATCGTTTGGAACAACAACTTGTGCTCTTAGATATCTTTCATCAATTTGACTTTGAGTATTTTCATCAGTCAAAGTTAGTTCATTAAACTTTAGTAAAAGAATGTCTGTCTTTTCTTTAATAAGTTTATTAATTGTTTTTTCTAAATTCTTTTGGGCTGGTCTTGCTACCTGTTCTTTAAACGTTCTATCTGAAACAAGTGCTGATGCGATTGAACTACCAGGATCTGAACCAACTTTAGAAATTGGAACTTGATGTGCCATAAGTATGTCGTGAACATTTGAAGTTCTGTACTTATCAAATGATCCTTCTTGAATACCATTTTCAACTGGCTCCATTTTAAATTCAACCTTATTATCTGGACCGTCTCCAGGAAGTGGGATGTAAAGAGTTCTATGATTTTGTCCACGAAGACCAGACTGTAAGAATCTAAACAACTTATCTTCTGCTTCTGAACTTAGCTTTGCACCCTTTAGTGTAACAATGTATCTTGGAACTGCCTTGTTCTCAAAATAATCAATATTGTATCTTGCAGCAAGTTGATCTCCAACTACTGAAGTTGCAGCAGACACAACATCTGGAACTCCATAATAAGTATTCTTTGGACTATATTTTTTAATATGGATTAATTCATTTGGTCTTTGATCTGTTGTAACTGGATTTATTGTTTTTGTATCTTGAAAATTCTTAAAGAAAACTACTCTTTGATTTACAATCTGAACATAACCATCACGCATACGTCTTACACGAACTGTTGTTGCAGGTATGTGACCAATATATCCAATCTCTCCAGTATTCTTTCTACCAATTTCAATATATCCATTTCCAGTTGCTTCATAGTCTGTCATTGCTTTTTCAAGAACGTGAGTAAAAGTATCTTCATCATTTAACTCTTCAAGCCAATTTGAAAGTTCAGACTTTGCTCTTTCAACTTTTCTTTGTGCTCTTACTCTTTGATCAACATTTTCAATTTCTTCTATTCTTGCTTTAACAATGTCAGACATTATAAAACCATATCCAAGACCAACCGTGTTTGCAACCTTTGCATTAATTGCAGCGTGGTTTGCAAAAGAATTATCAAAAAAGAATGCTAACTCATCAAGGTTATAAGGTGGCAAAACAACATCAAAAAGACCATAGGCTGTTGTAACATCTTGCTCTGGAAATAGTTGCTTAGACTTTGCACCATCTTGACCAGTATAAGCCTTATTCATTCTTGTAATTCTTCTCTTAAAGTTTGCATCTATTCCGTCAAAACTTTTTACAAGATCTGCTTCAGTCATAAAGTCATCTGTTTTATTTGCAGATGGCTTATTCTTATCTAAATTGTCAATTCTTGCAATAACTTCATTAGTCATTTCCATGTTTTTGCAGCCCCTTTGCAGCATCAGCAAAAGCACCAGTATCAAATTCACTTGGTATGTAGCCCTGCTTCATTCTGTCAATTTGAACAGAATGTTCTTCCTCTGTAATTCTTGTAACTCCTGGCATAAACACTGCTTTACCAGGACCAGCTCCATAGTGTGCTGCAGCCTGTGTAATTCTATTAATAGCCGTTAAGTCATATTTTCTGGCTGGAATATTCATAAAACTTCCGTTGCCATCTCCAAAGACTCTTCCTGTTTCTGTTTTCCAAACATATAAACCATATTCAGCATTGTTTTCAACGTAGCTTACTTTTGGTTTGTTTGGCAGTTTTTGTAATCCTTCTAGATAATCCATGACATCATTGTACCATAATTTCTTACTTAAACCAAATATTGATCCCAAGATATGTCATTTATTATTACAACAGAGTCCTGAGTAACATTTATAATGCTATTGTCGTTAACAATTCCAGAGGAAAGACCAGCATAAGTGTTAAAAATTTCTTTTGCATCTAATGAAAGAATGGTTACTTCTAAAGGTTCTTCAGCTAAAACTGTTCTCCACGTTGCAGACCCAGAAAGATTGCCCCAAGTATAATCATCAACAAGATTCCATTCATCAAAAATAACCAGGTCTTGTTTAATAGGATTTAATTCCATAAAACTTGCAACATTATCTACTTTTACTCCAGAATATATCTCTATTTCTCCAACAACTCCATTTAAAAGTATAGAATTTTCTTGCAAAGATATGGCAAGATAGTTCCAAGATAGTGGTTCAATTACTATGTTATTTACAAAATTTCCATTTAAAAAGAATTTAGCATTAGTAAATTCTGCACCAGTATTAGAATTAAAAATATTTAAAAAGGCTCTTCTTCCATTACCTTCAGGAGTTAGAACGATGTCATATGAATCATTAGAACTAAATATTCTACCAATCCTTTTTCTTTCAGTAAAAAGATTAGACTCGTTACACATTAAAAACATTTGTAGTCCAACTACTTCTTGGTTATTTTTTAGTGAATCGTTTATTGGAATAGCAATTCCTTTTACCAAAGTTTCATCTACAACTGGCAAAACTTCTATTCCAGAATCCCCAGTTAAATATAGGTATGGAGATGACTCAGTATCAATAACAACTGGAATTTTTCTTTTATAAACATACTGATCTTCATTTTTAACTATTGGATAAAATTTTCCTGCAGCAGGAGTATTTATTGAATAAAATTGTCCTTCATCAAATGATAGTGAAACAAATCCCATATTTTTAATTTTTACATTTTCTGTATTTACTCCCTTAGAAGAAATTTCAATATGAACAGTTATGTAATAGTTGGTAAACCCAGATATATCTTTTGGTGGATAAATAATAGTTCCATCATTAATCTTATACTTAGTGTCTTCTGAAGAGGTAATCTCTCCTAAATCTAAAACCCTATTCATTCCAATATTTTCTACATTTGTAAATTGAGTGTATACTACATTTCCTAATTCAACTATATTTTGCAATGTTATATAAACTTTTGTTGATAAAGAATCTTGATAATTTGAAGATGTTTCGTTATACTTTGAAAATATTGAACTTGGTGCGTCAATGTTAAATTGCAACAAGTCTAAATCATACTTTAACTTACCGTCAGCTTGGGTTATGTATTTTCCAAAATAAGATAGTGGTATTGAATTTTCCCAGTATCCTGAAGCCCCTATATCTAAAACTATTGAAGTGTTTGTTGTTTTTGGTAGTAGAGTGTAAGATCCAATATACTCATACAGCTCTGTGTTAAAGTTTTTAATTGCTATCCCAGAGTTGTTAAATATTTGATATCCGTCTTTATCTGTAAAGAAATCATTATTAAGTGTTAAAGAAAATATTTTTCCAAGGAATGTTTCTTCTTGATTTCCCGCAAAATTTAGAGAAAGAGATTCTAGTTTTGAAAAGAAAGATCCTACAGTTGAGTAATAAGATTGCTCAATTTTATCAAAATCAATGCCAACTGCAAAGTAAGAGCTTGCACCAATAGGTTCTGAATTTAAAATAGTTTCATTATAAATATACTGAATACTTCCAGAGTTTATTGCTACTTCAAAAATATTTCCGTCAAAATTATTTGAAATGTAGATCAAAGATTGTCTATCTGAAACATTGTTTGAAGATTTTAATATTGAATGAATAGACCTTGTTTGATTTCCCGTTTGATTTAATTTTGAGAAATAAATAGTTCCATAAGATTCATTTGATAAATATGTACCATTTGGATCCATTGAGATGTATGGGTAGTCTTCATCTTGAATTTCATAATTATCTTCATAAAATCCTGAAGTAATTAAAGATTTTTGAAAAACTGTTGATGATGAATTGTTGTTAAATATAATTTCTGGCAATTGATGTTTTGGTAGAGTAATACCTTTATCATCTGCTACAAGGTTATTGTAAAATCCATCATTCCATTTACTTCTATCTGGATATTTTATTGTAGAACTGTATCCAGAAAACGGGAAGTCTATATATGAAAGTGTTCCATTTTTTGATGCAATAATGTTTTCTTGTTCTTGAACACCTTGTCCAAATACATATCTTTTCTTTGCAACCTGCTCTGCAACAACGTATGGAAATATTGAAAAAGAATCTATTTCATAAAGATATATAAATTCATTTGTATAGAATCCTAAATAGTCTTCATTTTCTTCTGGAAAAGTTGGAATTTCCAAAGATTCGATTATAATTGATATTACTTTTTCTCCATTAATCATTAAGAAAATCTCATTTTGGCTCTGGCAAAAATGAACAAGCATTGGTCTATACCATTTTCCAATAAAATAGGACTTAGTATATTTTCCAACATTAACAGTTATAAAATCTCTATCAACATATATTCCATCTTCTGACGCAAGTGGTCCAAAAATTCTTCTTCTTGTAACTGTTTCAGGATTAATTCTTAACCAAAATTCTGTTGTAAGTGTTTTATTATATCCAGTTTTATTCAAAAATCCTTTTCCAGGAAATACCAGGGATGGGAATTTATAATACTGTTCAGAGTCTAGGTATATAGAAGAATTTCCTCCATCAAGAAATTCTGCATAGGATGATGAAGCAGATCCTCCATCAAATAATAGTTCTTCTAGGGAAGACCCATCAACTAGTAACTCATTTACACTTATGGCATCTTTATTTAATTTAATGTTTCCAGAAGATCCATAAACCATTGGGATAGATGATAACTTTGCAAAAAGAGAATTATTTACAGATAAAACATATCCATTGTCTGAAGCATCATTAAAACCATAAGGATCTATAATGGTACTTTTTATTTCTCCAGGAAAGTCTATTAGGGAGCTAATCTCGTTTGGCAAGACAACCAAAGAAGCACTAGAAATTCCAGTACTTATTGAATTATAAGGCTCAGACCATTGTGCAAAAGATACTCCATTGAAATAAACAGAAGAATCATTTTCTCCAGCAACAGTGTCTGGATCATAAACTACCCTTATAAAAATAGAAAAGCTTTCTCCGCCCAAAGGCTCTGTATGTGAAATTTTTTCCCATAGATTTGTTTTTAAAAATGAATACCTTGTAGAATACTCTTGCCCATCTATAACAAGCCCTATGTCTGCATATAAAATAGAAGTTTGATCAGGAATATAAATATAGCTTGATGTACATACACTTCCCTTGTTTGGATCAAGTTGCACATAAGATATAGAAGATGATAAAGAAACTGTAAACTCTTTTATTGCAGCTGAAGCTGTAGAAAGATATATCCTATTTACATCCAAATCATCAAAAGGATACCCAGCTAATGTGAATGTTGCAGATGCGTTTCTGGTAGCGTTGTTAAAACTCCAACTAGATTCTGTTATCTCTTTTTCTTCTTGTGAAATTAAAGAAACAAAATAATTTGGCTCATCCATAGCCCACAAAGCCACTGGATGCTCTGCATAAACTCTTGAAGCATAAAGATTTGAACTTGTGTAGGACATAGATTACCTCTACCCTATTTTATCATAGAGCTTAGCTTGTAATGTCTACAATTTCACAGGCTCCAGCAACACAAGAAAGCTCTTGGCTTCCAGTTGTTCCGTCTGTTGTTTCATATAATGAAAGCATTTCCCAGCGAATTGAGTCAGGCATTTTACTTAACCAAGACTCGTATTCTTCTTTAGAAATTTCCTGATATGGAGCTTGCTTATAAGAGTGCTCTACTGATGGCAAGAACGACACTCCGCCAATTGAGTCAAAGTTATCAAATACCCAAGCACCTACACGCATCCACTCATCTTCTTCAACATTTACAGTAACACTTGGATTATGTTCTGTCCAGTGAGTTCTATATGTTTTCCACATTTCAAGGTGATCAATTGCAGTAAGATCTTTTGTAAGAACTGCATTCTTTGGAGCCTTGATTGGAAAATAAAATACAGTTGTAGCTTCAGGCTTCATAACATCTGGTTCAAATGGAATTCCAGAGTCTTTTAAGAATTGAGTAAGAGGATCTTTATTATCTGCTCTAACACTTCTAACATAGTATTCTGAATACCACGGATGGATGCCTGAAGATACCCCTGTAAGCTGTGAGACGGTTCCTGAAGGCTTTACACAAGTAATTGATACTGACGGATTAATATTTAAAGACTTAGCCTCTTTATCATTTACTGAAACAGATAGATCTCTCATTTCATCAAGAAGAGCCTCAAGAGCCTTTCCATTTGTAGCAGTAATTTTATTTCCATAAATACCCGTTAAAGATACACCAAGAAGTCTTTCTTCTTCACAATTATCTTTCCAAGTTTTTCTAATATACTTAAAGTTTGTTAAAGTTGATTGCCAAGTTCCAAGAATTGTAGCAAGACGAACTTTTTCAATAAGAGTTTCTTTTGTATCAGTTGCATCAATTACAACTTCTGTTAAATTACAAAACTCATTTGGACGAAGAAGAATTTCTCCACAAGGATTTGTTCCACCAACTAGGCTTGAATCTCTACGACCAAACTTGTCAATGTGCTTACGAACAGAGTCCATATTATAGATACCACGCTCACCTGACTTTGACTCATAGAGGTTTCTCCATTCACGAAGGAACTGGGCAGTATTTGGCTTTGAATTATAAACAGCAGAGTTATTTGCCAAAGCTCTTTGTCCATTACCTTCCCACCATTGTCCACTCTTTGCTTTTGCCATTTCAAAGTCGTCAAGATTAGAAAGAGAAATTAGGGCACTTCTGCGAACTCCACCAACAACAACAACTTCTCCAACTTTACACATTAGGTCGTGTGCTTCAATTGATTTTAGTTTTCTTCCTGCAGCAAGTCTGAATGTTTCAATAGTAAATTTAAACAAATCAACAAGTGGATCTGGTCCAGAAGCTCTTCCACCAAATACTTTTAGTCTTGCTCCTGATGGACGAACCTTAGAAACATCCCAATTTGGAATCTGACCTTGATAAAGAAGTGCAATTAGTTCTTTAAAGGCTTTTGCCCAGCCAAGCTTAGAATCGTCAACAACAATAGTTGTATCTGTTTGAAAGAATGACTCAGCAATTACTGGAAGTTGATTGATGTATTTTTGCTCAACACTAAATCCAACACCAGTTCCATTCATTAGGATGTACATTGCCTCATCAAAGGCTCTAGGGCTATCTACAGAGATAAAGGAGCAGTTATAGGCTGCGATATGGTCTCTTTCTAAAGCAGGTCCAGCGGTCATCAGTGCCCTCATAGAAGGCATTATGTGATGATTTAAAATTGCTTCTCTAACTTCATTAAAAACTTTTGCATTTGGGCTATAGC